GTAATCCTTGCCAACATTTCCCTTGCAGTGGCTCCTTTGTTCGCAAGAACTGCAATTGCTTTTTCTGATTGAAAGAGTGCAAACCATAGTAAGTATCCACACGCCGATATGGATTTACCTGATTGTCTGCATGCAAGTACGACATTAAATCTATTCTCTTCAAATTGTTTAAACATCTTTTTTTGATAAGGATATAATTCAAAAGGAACTAATCCTTTATCAAGTGAAATAATTTTTGCATATTTTTCTATGAAATAAACGGGATCCTTCATGCACCTAGCATACTCTAACACTTCTTCTTGTGTGAAGTTAGAAGTAATACCGTCTTTTTTGATATTAGGATTGCCTAGATAGTTTTCATTCTGGTTTTGGCGTGACATTGACTATTTCCGATTCATTCTTTAGTAGCTTTTGAAGCTCAGTTGTGGAACCAACAAAAAGATTATTCGTTGTATTTGCAATCTTTTTAACTTCGTCTTTTTTGTCAATGTCTTTCTTTTTCTTATTTAAGTCCATTAATCTATCGTTTACGTCTGAAATATTTTTAATCATTCCAGATAAAACTTCAAAAGCTCGAGGATGCTCACTTTCACGTGCAACCTCAATCATAAGTTCTAAACTTTGTTTTCCCTTTTCAACTAACTCATAATACGTATCTCGAGAATACTTATAATCATTATCAATATTTTTTTCTTCAGGTGGAAAAAACTTTTCCATATCTTTTTTATCACTCATCTAATGTAACAAACTCTCGATTCTTAACGTGTTGTTCCTGAATATCGTCTTTAGATTGTCCTAAGTACATTACTGCATGGTGTTTATCAATCATATAGTTATTTATAGACTGATCAGCGTAGTTAGTTGTACGCCACAACTCTCCAAGTATTCTACCAAACTTACCGGTTTTATCTTTATGAGTCTTGAGTATTATACCACCTTCGTCATCTAACATACCAGTTAAAAACTTTTTTGCGGCTAGTCCATACTTTTTTTCTTCTAAGTCGCGAGTTCTTGATTCAGGAGTATCGATGCCAAACAATCTTACTCGTTCTTTATGCATCCAAACACCAAATCCTAAATCAATGTCTACATCCACTGTGTCACCATCGATTATTTTTACTACTTTACATCTATATTCATACATTGTTAACTCGCACTATCTAAAATTGTTAATGAAAAACCAAAGGTACTATCATCGAGACCAATGACGCTAGTTGGATTAGGTGTAACTCTTATAGTTTCTAATCCTATATCTGAATCCTCCAAACCAGCTTTAATGTCAAATATTTTGGCATCTGCTTGGCGAATGATATTATTGTCAGCAATCGGACCATGAAAACTTAGCTTCATCTCAAAGTCCAAACTATAAATTATTGTTCTTCTTTGTTCCATTGCTCCTTCAAAATCATCTGAAAAAGAAACACCTTGTATTATAACTTGTATATCTTCTTTAAAATCTGGAAACTCTACTGTAAATGGTTTAATAGTTAACGCATACTGTGGATTAAATGTTGGCAATATTTGTTCTACTATTTGTAACGCATCATCTTGTGATTTTGCGTATGCATTAAGTTGAAAGTTTATTGAATAAGGAACTGGATTAAAAAACTTTTGCCTTTTGCTGGTACTTCCGTCAGAAGCTATTGTTGTAAAGTTGCCGACCTTTGCTAACTGCCTTTGAGCATCATAAGTTATTGAAGTAATTTCAAATGACATTCGAGGTAACTTAATTGCAACCTGAGTATCTTCTCTTAAATCAGGATTTTCTCGTATTCTTTCAAGATACTTTTGTTTTGGTGCATATGACAACGGTACTTTTAATTGGCTAATAACTGCACCTGAAGAATTCTTACGAATAATGTTAATGTTGTTAAAAAGCCTGCCGAACAGCGCTACCGCTTTTTTAGTTTTTGAATGATAGAAGTGACCGCCAAACATTAGTTATTACTCACATCGCCGAATGGGTTAGATTCACTGAAATCGATAAAGTCTGCACCCGATGAAAAGGCTGAATTTTGTTCATTTTCAGATAGTTGATTATCTTCAACTACAAGAGATATAACACCTGTCGAACCAGTTGTTAATCCTGTTATTGTTTGACCAGTGGCAAACGTATGATACTTACCATCATCAGCACCTGCGTGTATAATAGAAAGTTTGTCATCTGAATCACGGAACTGAGCAACTTCACCTCTCATCGTTGTATCACCGCTCGGAGTAGTAATTACCTCACCAACTTGAAATGGATTACCTGTAAAACTTGTCAATGATAAGACATACTTATATGCGTATTTGCGTTCTAAATCATCTAGACTTTCAACTTTACCTGTCACTTGATCTGTAATATCAAGTCCAGTGTCCATATCTTCGCCAGTGTATTCGAATAACTGACATCTTAATTTGAATACTGGTAAATTACTTAATTGATAAAAAGGTTGTTCATGTTCAACGTGTGATATCTGAAAGAAACTTTTGCTTAAAGGTAAAAATATCAGATCACCTTCTCTTGGTCTTACAGCCGTTAATTCAATATCAAATTTTTTTATCTGTTGTTCCCATCTTCTTTTAGAAACAATGAATGTAGCTTCATCTCTTATCTCTACACCAAATCGAGTAAATAAATCACCTTCACCGTCAAAACCTTCGGTGTTTTCAATATACATTTCGACCTTATGAGCTGAGTTAAAACTTGAAACTGGATCGTCACCAAGTATTGTATCTTCATTAACGAGATCACGCGGCAAATAATATACATCTTGGCCATAGATCTTTAAAGATTCTATTACAATATCTTCATATAATTTTTGCTCTGATCTAATTTTATCAGAAAAATAAAGATTTTTCATGTTAACCTACGAAAAAGTCTGGTGGAAATTCGTGTTCTAATCTTATGTTTTCTCTAAGAGTTTGTATTTCTCCAGTAGCATCATCATATATCTGTCTTCCGTTTAAAACGACTCCTCCGGGTAATTGCATTCCTTCAAACTTAACTAAGTTTTGACCCCATTGTTGTTTAATCAATGCAGTAGTGTATTCTTTCACAAACATATCGTTAAACACAGATGTATGAGTTGATGGATCGACTATAGAGTAAACCTCTGCCACAATATAATCACCAGCTTTTATGTCTCCATCTGCAAAATCACCAAATATATATAAACGATTCTGTCTTCTTGCAAATTGAACTTGTGGATGACCATTTAATTTCATATCTAAGAGAGAAAGATACTGTTGCATTTGTTCATAATATGCTAAATCACCAGCAAAATTCATTAAATCTGCTATATCATTTAACATCATTTGATATTTTATATCAAAAAAGTTTCTCGAATTATTAAAAGAACTCGTCAGTGGAAACATCTTTGATACAAAAAGTATGTTACTTGCTAAAGTGATATACTCATTTGACACATCAGTTGGAGTTACTAGATGTTTAAGATAAGTTCTGATCGTAGCATCAGAATGATACTCTTGATAATATTGTAACGCTTCGTCTACTCTATCTTCCAATTGATCTTCGTCAACATTGATTTCAATAACTGGATCACCGAGCTTTCGTTTAGCGTAATCTATAAGAGTTGCACGTGATGTAGGAGCTGCCATTTTTAAATCCTTTTATGCTATTTATATGCATCTATAATCTTAATAGCAGTTTTCATAGCATCTAGCATTGTTTTAGATCTTCTGAGTTTTGCTTTTAATGCTTTCTTCTTAGAGTCTTTTATTGCTTCAACTTCAAATAATTTAATCTTAAACATAAAAAGCTTTTCTTTATCTGCTTTTTCATCAAATGAACCAAACAAAAACTGCACTATTAATTTCATAGCATCAACACTATATAAGTTAGTTATATCGTGAACTAGTCCTGCTTTTTTAGCATACCTAACTACATCATCTTTAAATGCTAGATCTTGAGCTTTTATTTGTTGGTAAGTTGCTTCATGTAATGAGTCAATATCAATGTGAGTTAATAAGTTTTTCCAACTACGATCACCTTCTTTAGCTTCAATATATTCATACGCAGTATCCATTCCATCATTACTTTTCCACCAAGCTTGAACAATAGTTCTTTCATTATTAGTAAAATGCGCTGATAAAAAATCATAACCTTCAATTGCCATTTTTACTCCCTGTTTATTTTCAATCGATATGTATTAGCAGTGGTTGCACTACCATTTGGAAATTCTTGTGCACGATAATCATTAGTATTAACAAATCTAGTTTGACGATTACCGCTGCCATTTAATATTGTATTGACCATACCAGAACCTCTGTTATTTCCGCTTCCATCAATATTATATCTTATTTTTGCGCCTGTAGTGTTAGCTGCGTGATGTTTTACTTCGTTCAATAACATGGTATCAAAATCGCCTGAACTATATTCTTGTAAATTATTATCACCATCTACTTGCAACGGTATAGTGATCGATGGTGCACTGCCTTGATCTGTTCGCATTAGATAGTAATTTGATATGGTGGTTGGTTGGTCTTGTGTTTCAGGAATACTACCTGCAGCATATGCACCAGTGTTTGCACGTGTATCAGTAAAAACGGCCGTACTTGATATCAATGTATGACCCGATAAAGAAGTTGCTGTATGTATTCTGAATGTACCATCTCTATCATTTCCATCTACCAGTGTATCGATAGCTTGTGTGATAAATGTATCATACAGATCAGTAGCTGTCATCGCTTGAATAGTTCCAGATCCATCATAATAAACTGGGTACAATTTAGCATTAGTGTCTGTTGGAGTACTAAGGGACGCAACAGTTTGGCTGATTCTATCATAAGTCACCGTGACTGTGCTTGGTTCTCCGGTTTCACTTTCTGTAGCAAATCTATCTACTCTTGTTACTGATGCACCGGCCTGTAGCCTTGTGTCATTCATACCAGAAGATATGTTACCGCTACTTGAAACTTGAGAAACTGTAACACTTGGATCACCGCCGTATACATACACGACTCGATTTTGTATCTCCGTTATCATTGAAGATGTCATCTCTTGGAGACAGTTATCTGTACTGTTCCAGTATAAAGGAGTTCTCGCTGTCATTATTAAGCACCTGCGCCATGTACTGTTTTAAGAGTACTTCCACTACTATTTTTAATCAACAAGGTTGATAAAGTTTTTAATTCTGCGGAACCTACCGCATCATTTGCTATTTTTGCTTCTGTGATTTGATCATCTGCAATATGAGCAGTATCAATAGAACCATCTGTATAGTGTTCTGAATTGATTGCATCATCCGCTATTTTTGCTCCAGTGACAGCATCGCCATTTATCATTGCAGTTTCTACAGCATTATTAGCTATTGTAACCGCTCCAGTGTTTGCCATTGTGACATCGCCTGATAATGCTGCAGCTGTAAAGCCTGTTCCATCACCTATTAATATTTGTGTGTCTGTAACTGCTTTTGCAGATAAGACACCTGAACTATTAGCATCTCTTACTATTACGGTATTTGCAGCTGCGTTAGCTATCTTTGCCAATGTGACCTGTGCATCTGCAATATGTGCGGTATCAATGGAACCGTCAGTGTAATGTTCAGAGTTAATCGCATCATCTGCAATTTTATCTCCGTTGATGGCATCTCCTGCAATCATTGCAGTTTCTACCGCGGTATTAGCTATTGTAACCGCTCCAGTGTTTGCCATTGTGACATCGCC